TCGCATTAACAAAAGTCTTCGGGCGTGGCGATGCTAAAACGTGATTGGGGCAGAGTTCCTAAAACACCCAATTCTAATGGGGATTATCGCTGCAGCCGCTGCCGCGAATGGAAGCCAACGTCCGCTTTTAACAAAAACAGGAACCAGAAGTCCGGCCTGAACTATATGTGCCGAGACTGTTCGACGGCTCATGTCAGGTCGCTAAACCTTCCGGCAAAATACGGCATCACTACAGCCGACTTTGCGGAGATGCTCCTCAAGCAGGGCGGCAAGTGCGACTGCTGCGGCTCTCAGTTCGCAATGGAGGGTCGTAAGGCGGATCGCCCGTGCGTGGATCACAATCACAAAACAGGGGAAGTCAGGTCACTACTGTGCGGTAGGTGTAACCTTGCGGCAGGAAACGTGCTAGACTCCTCGGATATGGCCGATAAGCTTGCGGCTTATCTACGAAAATGGAACTGCTGAGGTGATGTATGCCGCTGACATCTAAGGGCAAGAAGATCAAAGCCGCCATGGCCAAGCAGTATGGCAAAAAGAAAGGCGAGCAGGTTTTTTATGCTGCTGAGAACAAAGGCTCTATCAAGGGCGTAGCTAAGAAGGCGAAGAAATGACAATCAGTCGCGCCAACATGAGCAAACAAATTGTTAACTCGCCAAAGAAGCCCGTAAAGATGAAGGACGGCGGCAAGAGCCGCGTCAACGAGGCTGGCAACTATACCAAGCCGGGAATGCGCAAGTCTATGTTTGAGAGCATCAAGGCTGGCGGCAAGGGCGGCAAGCCGGGTCAGTGGTCAGCTCGCAAGGCGCAGATGCTCGCAAAGCGGTACAAGGATTCTGGTGGTGGCTACCGCGATTGAGCAAGACCTTCGAAGTTGGTCGCGTGAGGTTCTTGAACCGCCAAGCAAACACCTAAACGGCATGCCGCCATGTCCTTATGCTCGCAAGGCATGGCGGGAAAACAAAGTTCTCGTTATCGAATCAGACAACTTCGAGGAAGATGTTGCCAAGTACTGCCGAGAATTTTACGAGTTTGACAAAGAACTCATTGTTGTTGGCACATACGACATCCCGGACATAGATGACTTCAGCGCCTTTACCGACGCGCTTAATGAAAAACACCCGTCCCTACACTGCATGCAGTTCCATCCAGACTACGGCGCTGATGACGCGGAGATGGACTTTCTAACGGACAACGACTGGGAAAGTTCAATTGAACAAGACTACTGTATGATGTTCATACAAGACCTTCGGCTCGTTGTTGCTGCTAGTGACAGGCTTGAGATACTAGGGTACTATTCCGCCTATCCCCAAGACGAGTACGAAGCTCTCGTCATCAACCGCAAAAGGAGATTGAACCATGGCGATGAAGCCCAGAGCAATGAAGAGCGGAGCTAAAAAAATGATGCGTGGCGGCATGACCGACAAGCCGATGGGCATGAAGGATGGCGGTAAAGCCAAACCCATGCGTGGCGGCGGCAAAGCCAAGAAGAAGTAATGTCAAAGGCTGCGCCTCAAAGAAGCCTAGACAGTTGGACAAAGCAGAAGTGGCGAACCAAATCTGGTAAGCCGTCCACTCAGGGGCCCAAAGCAACGGGAGAGCGTTACTTGCCTGAATCGGCAATAAAGGCTCTCTCGCCTGCTGAGTATGCCGCAAGCACTAAGGCCAAGCGTGAAGGCACACGCAAGGGTAAGCAGTTTGTAGCCCAGCCCAAGAATATCGCCAAGAAAACCGCTGCTCACAGAAAGGCCAAATAATGGCTGTAGTCACACCAGATCTTCCAGAACTTTTTGAGGAAGCCTACGAACGGGCTGGCCTTGAAATGCGCTCGGGATACGATCTTAAAACAGCGCGGCGTAGTCTTAACCTGATGACGCTGGAGTGGCAGAATCGTGGGCTTAATCTGTTCACGATTGATTCCGGCACACTTGCCATCACGGCAGGTACTGCAACCTATACAATGCCGTCAGATACCATCGACCTTCTAGAGCATCAGCTTCGTACAGGAACTGGCACAAGTCAGACCGACACGGCGCTTGAGCGTATTAGCGTGTCTACTTATGCCCAGCAGACAAACAAGAACACGCAGGGACGGCCAACTCAGATTTATGTGCAAAGACTGCCAACTGAAACAAAGGTAACTCTGTGGCCAGTCCCCGACGCTACAACGCCATACACCTTGGTGTATTATCGCCTGAAGGGGATTGATGGTCTATCGTCTGGTATTGGATCATCTACCAGTTCTGTGCCGCCTCGGTTCGTTCCTGCTCTTGTGTCGGGACTCGCTTATTACATCGCCATGAAAAAGCCAGAAGCTGGAGATCGCGTTGCTGCCCTCAAGCAGGAATATGAGTTCCAGTTTAATCTGGCATCCGGCGAGGATGAAGAGCGTGCATCTGTAAGGTTTGTGCCGTTCAGCTCTTACATGATGGGTGGCTAATGTCTTACGCTAAAGGAAAATATGCGTTTGGCTTCTGCGACAAGACCGGGTTTCGCTATCCGCTTAGTGATCTTGTTTGGGAGTATAACAACGGAACAAAGACTGGTTTTCGAGTTGGGCGAGATGTCGTTGATCCAGATCAGCCCCAAAACTTTCTTGGGCGCGTGAAGATCAATGATCCACAATCTCTGATGAACCCAAGGCCAGATACATCTCAGGATGCCAGCAGGCAGCTATGGGGTTGGAATCCGGTTGGGAATCCAGCACAGTATATGGTAGGGTCTGTTGGAACCGTGACTGTCAACACCACCAGTGGAGCATGACATGAAAAAAGACATGAAAAAGATGATGGGCGGCGGTATGAAGATGGTTGAAAAGGGCGGGAAGAAAGTCCCGGCCTTTGCTGCTGACGGCGTTGGCAAGATGGCCATGGGTGGCAAAGTCAAGAAGATGGAAATGGGCGGAAAGTGCCGTGGCATGGGCGCTGCCTCCAAGGGTGGCCAGTACCGTATGGGGTAAGTTCAAATGAACTATTCTGAGCTAGTAGAAGCGATTGAGGATTACACGGAGAACACGGAGACAACCTTCGTGTCCAATATCCCTACGTTTGTGCGTCAGGCTGAGGAAAGAATTTACCGCACAGTAATGATCCCAGAGCTTCGCAAGAACGTCACCGCAAACATGACGGCATCAAATCGTTTCTTGGCTCGGCCCTCTGACTTTCTATCTCCGTTTTCCCTTGCTGTGATTGATGGAGATGGGAACTACACGTTTCTTCTTGATAAGGACGTGAACTTCATTCGAGAAGCTTATCCATCCATATCGACTACTGGCTTGCCAAAGTACTACGCAGAGTTTGACGGCGATGTGCAGTCAACAAACTCGCCGGGTCACTTTATCCTTGGGCCGACTCCGAACGCCAGCTATAGCGTTGAGCTTCACTACTACTTTGATCCGCCGTCGATTGTTGATTCCGGCACATCTTGGCTTGGCACCAATGCAGAAGAGGTATTGCTGTATGGAAGCTTGATCAATGCTTACATCTTCATGAAAGGTGAGCAGGATGTCATGGCTGCCTACCAGCAATCATACGACAATGCACTTCGCCGCCTTGTGACCCTTGGCGAAGGACGCCTGAAGCGCGACAGCTACCGTGACGGTGAGCCAAGGATCAACATGTAATGTTTGAGGTCAAGCTAAGCATTCCACGCGATGAGCCTGTTGTCTTAGTAAAGACAACTCACAACCGTGGCTTCACGCCAGAAGAATTGGCGGAGCAGTGCGTGAATCGAATTGTGTCTGTCTCCGATAGCGCGCATCCGGGGATTCGAGATCAGGCTCGCGCATTTCAAAGCCACATTGAAACGCTTGTGGCGAGCTATATGCGGCAGGCTATTCGCAGCGACCGCACAACTGTGTATAATGCGCTGATCGATGCTGGCCATCCAGAACTGGCCGAACTCATAAGGAGACTCTGACATGGCCTTCACTGGCAACTTTATGGCTACGTCCTTCAAGCAGGAAGTCCTGCAGGGAGTGCACAACTTTACTAACGGCACGGGCAACACTTTTAAGCTCGCGCTATACACCAACAGTGCCTCATTCACGGCTGCAACGACAGCATACACTTCCTCAAACGAAGTGAGTGCTTCTGGGTCGTATTCGGCAGGTGGTGGTGCTTTGACAAATGTCACTCCGACTACCAGTGGAACGACAGGGTTTGCTGACTTCAACGATCTAACATTTACCTCGGCCACCATCACGGCTCGCGGCGCGTTGATCTACAATGACTCTGCTGCTGGTGATCCTGCTGTTGTTGTTTTGGACTTTGGGTCTGATAAAACCTCAACGGCTGGTGACTTCACTGTTGTCTTCCCAACGGCAGACGCATCGAACGCCCTTATCAGGATCGCCTAAGACATGACAGATGTCGTCGTCCCCTTTAGCGGCTGGGGCCGAGCGGGGTTCGGCGAACTCGCTTGGGGCGAAGGCAGCGTTGCTGTTGGCTTTGCCACGGGCGAAGTCGGCAGTGTTGCAGTTACTACAACTGAAAACATATCTGTCAGCGTTACGGGCGTATTCGGGACGGGTGAAGTCGGAACGGTAACTGTTGAAGCGGATGCCAGTGTTTCGGTCACAGGCGTCTTTGGAACAGGGCAAGTTGGCAACGTTACCGTTTCTGAGGGAGCTGGTGTTACGGTAAACGTCACGGGCGTTGAAGCAATTGGTGAGGTTGGAACCGCAGGAGTTCAGGAGTCCGTTTCGGTAAGTGTTACCGGGGTTGAGGCGACTGGCAATGTCGGAAGCGTTGCCATCATTGGCGCTGCAAACGTTAACGTTACTGGCGTTAGCAGCACTGGGCAGGTCGGTCAGGTTACCACCATCTGTGATGCCAATGTCTTTGTAATTGGCGTTTCAGCTACAGGATTGGTCAAACCTGTGCTAGTGTGGGGCAGGATTGTCCCAGACCCCGGAACTGTTTATACTGAGATTACACCCTCAGTCGGCACCATCTGGACTGAAATCGCGGCGTAAGGAACCAAAATGCCAAGTTCATATACTCAGACAGGCATAGAGCTGATTGCCACTGGTGAACAGTCAGGCACTTGGGGCTCGACCACAAACACCAACCTGCAGATCATCGACCGCTTGACCAACGGCGTTGGTGCAATTGCACTTTCTGGAACGACACACACACTGACGACAACTGATGCAACGTTGTCTGACGGACAGTATGCGGTTCTGGTCTTTGGTGGGAGCCCGAGTGGCACTAACACGGTAACCATCTCTCCCAATGACGGACAGCATTTGTATGTTGTTAAGAATTCCTCGGGACAGAGCGTGGTTCTGACGCAAGGCTCTGGCGGAAACGTCACTGTAGCCAATGGCGACACAAAAATTGTATACAGCGATGGCGCTGGTGCAGGGGCTGCCGTGGTAGACCTTACCGCTGACCTTGCCATGTCGAGCGTCAACATCACGGGCGGTTCGATTACTGGGATCACCGACCTCGCTGTTGCGGATGGCGGTACTGGGGCGTCGTCTGCATCTGCCGCGCGCACGAATCTTGGGCTTGGAACTGGAGACAGCCCGACGTTTACTGCAGTCACTGCTGGTCAGGTGGACATTACGGCGCAAGGAGACCTTCGTCTTCAAGACACTACGGGCGGGGAGTATGTTGCGCTTCAGGCACCCGGCACTGTCTCTGCCAGCTACACTTTAACGCTCCCTGCAGCGGATGGCACAAGCGGACAGGCTCTGGTGACAAACGGCTCCGGGGCGCTAAGCTTTGGGAGTGCGGGAATTTCTACAGGCAAGGCCATCGCCATGGCCATCGTGTTCGGCTAAGGAGATAAACTGTGGCAAACCCTAATATCGTCAACGTCACCTCGATCCTCGGCAAGTCCGCCGTGGTTGATCTGACCACCACCAACGCAACGCTTGTCGTCGAAAATACGGCAGCGTCCAACAAGGTCTTTAAGATCAATTCGCTGATCATTTCAAACGTGGACGGAACCAACGCCGCCGACATCACGGTTTCGCTCTACAGCGAGGACAACATCGGCGGCACGGCGACTCAGATCGTAAGCACGGTCTCGGTTCCTGCGGACGCCTCGCTCGTGGTTATCGACAAGAACACCTCGATCTATCTTGAGGAAGATCGTTCCATCGGTGCGACGGCGGGTTCCGCAAACGACCTGAAGGTCGTAATTAGTTATGAGGAAATTTCGTGACGTTAGGAGGCTAGTATGGCTACGTCCCAAGGCGGCTACGTCAACGGCGGCTTTGACCTTCTGAAGGCCCCCGACGCCCCGACCATCACGTCTGTCACAACCAGCATCGGCAGCATGTCCGTGGCCTTCACCGCGCCCGCCAACCCCGGCGGAAGCGCGGTCACGGGCTTTACGGTCACGGCCATCGACGAAAGCACCGGGGCATCCGTCGGCGCGACGGGGTCGGCGTCTCCGATTAGCATTTCGCCCGGCAGCGGCACGTTTAAGGTTCGCGCGGCGGCTTCCAACATCTATGGGCCGGGGCGGGTATCGGAATTTGATACGGGGAATGTGGTTTACGCTGGGGCGGAGCTAGAGACTTGGGGTCGTAACAGTAATGGCCAGCTTGGTGATGGAACTGTTGCTTATCGTTCAAGCCCTGTTCAAGTTGGGGCGCTTACGAACTGGAGCCAAGTTTCCCTTGGGGATACGTTTAGTGCCGCAGTGAAAACAGACGGCACTTTTTGGGCTTGGGGAAACGGTGGGAACGGCGGCCTCGGGAACAACACAACAGGACAGGTTTCCAGCCCCATACAGGTCGGAGCCCTTACTAACTGGTATGAGTTATCTCTTGGAGAAACTCACGTAACGTCCATCAAGACGGATGGTACGCTTTGGACTTGGGGCAATAATCTTCATGGACGCCTTGGTGATGGAACAATTGTTTCCAAGTCTAGTCCTATTCAGGTCGGAGCACTTACGAGTTGGGCTCAGTCGTCTGGAGGCGGCCAGCATAGTGCCGCCACTCGAACGGACAGAACGCTTTGGGCTTGGGGGCTCAACAGTACTGGACAGCTTGGAGACAATACGGTCATTGCCCGCTCTAGCCCTGTTCAGGTTGGTGCTCTAACCAACTGGAGCCAAGTGTCCGGAGGCGCGACAAGTACAGCGGCCGTTAAGACTGACGGTACGCTTTGGTCTTGGGGCAATAATACCAACGGCCGCCTTGGCGATGGAACGGTTATTAACCGCTCAAGCCCTGTTCAAATCGGAGCACTTACGGGATGGGCTGGGGTCTCAGCGGGAAGCTACCATGCAGCGGCTGTAAAATCTGACGGTACGCTTTGGGCTTGGGGGCTTAATAGTTCTGGACAACTCGGCGACGGCACTGTCATTGCCCGCTCCAGTCCTGTTCAGGTTGGGGCACTTACAAACTGGGCGCAGGTTTCATCCGGCCGCAACCATACGACGTCTATTAAATCCGATGCGACGCTTTGGGGTTGGGGACAAAACATCAGTGGGCAACTTGGCGACGGCACTGTTGTTTCTAAGTCTAGCCCGGTTCAAGTCGGAGCCCTTACGAGCTGGTATCAGGTCTCTGCAAGTGGCCTTCAAACCGCCGCCCTCTACGGAGTAACCTAAATGCCGAATTTCTCCGCAAAATGGGGCTTGATGGAGCAACTGCAGGCCGTGGCCGCAGGGACGTGGACGGGGTTGCCGACGTATGAGTTGTATGCGTGGGGGGCTAATAGCAGCGGGACGCTTGGACTAAACGACAGAAATGGGCGTTCTAGCCCGTCTCAAGTTGGAACACTAACCAATTGGGATGCAAGCTCGTCTGGCCAAGGCTTTATAGGTGCCTTGAAAAGCGATGGCACCTTGTGGATGTCTGGGTCAAACAATAACGGGCAGCTCGGAGACAACAGTGTTATCAATAGATCAAGCCCTGTTCAAGTCGGGTTACTGTCGGACTGGTCTGTAATCGCCTGCGGCGCTGGGTTTACCGTTGCAGTAAAAAACAACAACACGCTTTGGGCTTGGGGGTACGGAGATGCGGGGCGGTTGGCAAACAACTCATACTCTAACCGATCAAGCCCGATTCAAGTCGGGGCGCTAACAAATTGGGCCAATGCAAAAACTTCTTTGGTTAGTGTCGGCCACGCAGCTGCAGTAAAGACTGACGGCACTCTTTGGACGTGGGGTAGCAATGCTGTAGGCCAGCTTGGGGTTGGAAACACTATATCCCGCTCCAGCCCAGTTCAGGTTGGGGCGCTTACAGACTGGAGCATAATTGCTGTGGGCGTAGGAAACGTTGGTTCGATTAAAGCTGATGGAACTTTGTGGACTTGGGGTGAGAATGCAAACGGTCAGCTTGGGAACGGGCTATCCGGAATCGGTAACAGGGCTTCTAGCCCTGTAAAGATTGGGGCTCTTACCGACTGGTCTAAACTTAGCGCCGGAAGCTATTGTTTTATGGCCGTAAAAACTGACGGCACGCTTTGGGCGTGGGGCAACAATACGCAAGGGGAACTCGGACAGGACAACGTTATCGCGCGGTCTTCTCCGGTGCAAATTGGTGCCCTCACAACTTGGTCAAGCGTTTCCGGCCCCTCAGCCATCAAAAATGACGGGACACTTTGGGCTTGGGGTTCCAACGCCAGCGGCCAAGTTGGCGATGGAACCGTTGTTCGTCGTTCGAGTCCTGTTCAAATTGGCTCCTCGACCGCGTGGCTCAGTACTAGCAAAAATGATGGGTCAGGTGTTTCAACGGCCATCTACCAAGGCGTCACCAACTAATGCCTCAGAAAACCTTCCACTTCCTCGCAGGCCTCCCCCGCTCGGGCAGCACCGTCCTTGCCGCGCTCTTAAACCAGCATCCCGACCTTCACGCCAGCCCCACCAGCGGCATGGGCGAGGTGATGTTCAACACCTTCAAGGCGTGGCAGGGCAGCTCAGCCGAGCAGGCAGCACCGGACGAAGACCAGATCAAGGCCGTGCTGCGCGGCATCATGGATGCCAAATACGCCAAGGTCGAAAAGCCCGTCGTGATCGACAAGGCGCGGAACTGGGCCGAGGTCTCAAGCCTCCGGGTGCTGCACGAACTTCTGGGACGAAAGCCGAAGATTATCGCCACCGTTCGCAACATCGACGACTGCGCGGCATCCTTCGTGCGAATTGCGAAGCCCAACGATGTTGAGGATTTTCTGCGCAACAGTGACCTGATCGACCACCTCAAGAAGTCCTATCAGGTGCTTCTGACGGGCTTCAACTACGACAAGTCCTGCTTCCTCTTTGTCGAGTACGAAGACCTGATCGCCGACCCCAAGAAGCAACTCGCCCGCATCCACGAGTTTCTTGAGATCAGCGACTTCGACTACGACTTCAACCACCTTGACGAGCACGCCCCCAAGGAGCGCGACGAGGAGATTTGGAACGTACCGGGCCTGCACACGGTGGCACCGAAGCTGGAAAAGCGGCACAACGACGACCCTGAAGACATCCTCCAACACATGCGCCAGAACTTCGTGCAGCCCTGCTTCTGGCGCGAGAAGCCGCTGACGACCGAGATGATCCACCCGCTCGACATGCAGTTGGCCGCCGGGATCATCGGCGACTTCAAGCGCGGCGAGGAGATTGCTCAGGAGCTGGCGATCAAGGAGCCGAAAAACCATCGCGCGGCCTTCAATCGCGGCTGGTACGAGATGCGCAAGGGTCACCTGCACGACGGCATGATGCTGCTTGAGCGTGGCCGGATTGAGAAGGTTTTCGGCAACGAGGCACCGAAAGTGCCGACGCCGCTGTGGGATGGGCAGCAGGTCGGCACCGCGCT